CCTTAATTAATTTTAAGAAATAATTCCACCACGAATGCGTTATTCAACTCTCGTAGGTTATGGTATTGGTGCTCTCGTTACGGCTGTCTCAGTCGCTCGAACACACGTACTAGAACCCTTAGGTGTGATCCAACAGGTGCTCGTTATGGCCGACGCTGTTGATAGATTTTCTAGCCATACGTTCGAAGTCCGCGGTCGTAAGATCCGCGTGTTGTCTTTGTTGCCGCAACTCAGCCCCAGAATTCAATGGGCATTAGCAAATGCAAGTGAGCTGAATAAGCCCTTGTTTAGAGCCCAGTTTCCGGACTTAGTCCTGTCCTGGCTCATCGAGAAACAAACAGTTCTCGTGCATGATGTCCTTATGACTGAGTTTAAGCAGCACTTTCATGTTGCCCCGATCACTGAGGTGGCAAACCACCCTCACCCAAAGGCCGCGAGTGTTCGCAGTGCCTCGTCCTATGCCATTACAGGCTTTGTTCTTCGTAATGGCTATACCCCATATTCTATGGGGAAGTCCCATCGTGATACCCACGATGGGCAACGTATTTACTACGCAGCGCGTGACAATATGTTGCCCTTCGCATGGGATCACATTAGAGATAGTCATGTCCTAACAATGATCGATACTGATTATTATTACGACATGCCCACTGTTCTGGCCAATCGCCGCCCGATACTCATGTACACATTTGTGCCCATGACTACCGGTGGTGTGGTGCCTAACGGAATCTTTAGCATCTTGGATGACGTCGTCACTGTCAGAATAAATGGCAGTGCCCCGTATGTCCATCGTGTTTGGGACTATGATACAGATTTTTTAACTGTGTCTGGTGAGATAAATGGTAATGCCATAACAACTTATGCTGTGTCACAGTATGTGATGGAGGATGACCCCAACCGTAGGGTCATCTTCCTCATGCCCGTGAGCACAGTGCATTTCCCCATGAGCACACAAGTGCCATCCAACCCTTTGCGCCGTCGCACGTTTACGCAATACAATGAATGGGTGGATCCTATCACTAAAAACATCATGTCTAGTTCCGTCAATATGTTGAAGACTATCTCCCCCACAGGAGAGCTCACACATTTGTCGGCACCAGGCATGGCTGATAGTGTAAGTATCCCTACACCCATTTTGTATGATTGCATCGTGCGCATGGATAAGTCAGGGTGGAAGAACATGGGTGATGTGGAGCGGATCCTGGGAGCGTCAAAGATTGCTGACCCTGTGCATGGTTCTGTGGTTATTTATAACCACGCTCAACATGTGAGGTTGTCAGCCGCGCCCCTGGGAACAGCGCCTAAAGTCCCAAAGCAGAGCCGTGAGCACGTCATTCATTATGATTGTGCCGGCCCGAAGTTGTTAGATAATACCCCCAAGATGATCGCCCGTGAATTTGCCCCTTGCCCGTTGTCAGCCCCTGCGTGTGTGCCTGTTTCGTCATACAATAATGACGTTGCCACAATAGCAGGGCGTGTTGACGCTGTCCGCAACAAGAAGACACCCCCATCCCAATTCACCAAATATGCCCAAGAATTTGGCCGTTTGTTGTTCAAACATAGTGATAAGACCACTTGTTTGAAACAACCGCATACAGGCCTGCCTCTTAACATGGAGGAGGTCTACAATGAGCAGAAACTCGCAGCACAACGCCTGCGCGCTGATAATGAGCGCTGGTTGTTGTTCTGTGAGGAGTACGGTTTCGATCCTGCAATAAGCGAATGGCATAAACAGCCTTTGGTTGTTAAGTCATTCCAGAAGCGTGAGTCCTATTCAAAAGTCACTCACCCTCGCAATATATCCACCGTTCCCACCGACCACACTTTGAGGCTGTCGGGTTTCACATATTCATTTAAACATGATGTGTTGAAACATCAGCCCTGGTATATGCCCATGCATACTCCAGCTAGTATCAGCCATCACTTGCTGAAATTCGTGTCTGTCCAGCAATTAGTGCTAGAGACCGATTTCTCCAAGTTTGATGGCTCGATCAGTCAATGGTTGCGTGAGAATGTTGAGTTTGCCGCTTATTTGGCCTGGGCTGATCCCGCCCATAAAGCAGAGCTGAGTGAATTGTTATACTCAGAAGAATATCCCTTTGCCCGAACAAGATTCGGCGTGGTATACGAAGCAGGAGGATCCCGGCTGTCAGGAAGCCCTTTGACTACTGACGGCAATTGTCTCATTAATGCGTTCATCCAGTATTGTGCGAATCGGCACGCTGGAATCCCAATGGCCCAAGCCTGGGATAATATAGGCATGATTTATGGTGATGATGGAGTGACAGTGGCTCCAGTGCAATCATTGAAGACTGTAGCACTGGAATTAGGTCTTCAGATGCCGAAGATAATTGAGAGGAGACCACATGATAATGTGATGTTTCTAGGAAGGTTGTACATTGACTTGTGGGTCAGTGATGAGTCAGTTCAAGATCCCAAGCGTACACTTGGAAAGATCAACATAACGCTTACGAACAGTACACAATGTCCGTTAGCGTTAGCAGCTTTGAATCGTGTTGGCAGTTATTTAGTCACCGATTCAACGTCCCCAATTTTAGGTGAGTGGTGTCGAGCCGTGCAGCGTATTTATGCCGGCGCACCCAGTGGGTCAAACCAAGCCGAGATGTTGCGACATTTAGTAAATGATCGTACCTATATGTCTCAGTTTGTAGAAAATAATTCGTGGCCACAGCTTCGGGCTTTGCATCCCTTGGCCGTGAAAGCAGTGGCCGCGAGCCTCGGCGTTTATGAAGCCGAGGTTGTGGAGTTCGATGAGCGATTGAAGAGTGTCACCACATTGGCACAACTGGAGCAATTAGGCACAGTTGACCATATGGGACAATACCCTGAGATCGCCCTTGAGGCTCTCGTCATTAGTGACGATGGAGTCGCCTTGGTTCATCCTCCCCCTGCACCCGAATTAATATCCCCCACACCCAAAAACGACGACCCCAATAGCTGTAGAATGCCTGGATCTAATATTAGAAGTGTCGACCCTGTGGACACACCAATTGTTGTTGAGAACACGATTGGCGTTGTCCAAACAGAGAGATTGTTTGGTGAGACAAGGAGCTATGTTGAGTTGGAGCTCAACAGTGGCAGCCCAGCGGTTGACGGAGAGTATCTTATCCGAGTCACCGATGGGCGAGCCTACGTTGTGCAGAAACCTGCCCAACCAACCCCCAGCCCCGTAAAGAGTTCGACTCTTGCTGTGCCTAACCCTAAGATTAGCATAGCTGTCCCCAAACATCAGCTTAAGACTCCCAAACGCAAACCCAAAACCCCCCTTCCCCCCTCAAAACCTTCAGCAGATGGTCTATCGCGTCGTCAGCGCAAGAAGATCGAAGCCCACACGAACGTTGCCCCGAGTGCCATTAGGAGCACTCCCGCAGCGAGTTCAAGTCCGACCAAACTGGCGTAGATATGGTAAGTGCAATCCTTAATGTGTTTTCATCCACAGTTAGTGTGGCCATTCTACGATTCATG